GTTAAATTAGAACTGTTAGAGTGAGTTATTTACATTTCGGAAAAAGCTCAGATGTTTAAAAATGTAAGAAATTTATGGAGGTTCGAAGATGACAGAGAAAGAGGCAATTGAAAAATGCAATTTTATGAATGATGCTTTAAATTTTCAGAGAGTAGAATCTGATGAATGCAGTTGTGCTTTACAAATGGCAATTGCAGCACTTGAAGAAATCCAGAAGTATCACGCAATCGGAACAGTGGAAGAATGCCGTTGCGCAATGAATAAGCAGTTAAATTAGAATTTACAAAATGTAGCAAATATGTAAAGAGAAAGGATAAAAACAATATGAAAACGAAAGAATTTGTAAATAAATTCGGCGTTTCGGTAGAAGAGATGTGTAGGATAACAGAACTGTCACGTCAGGGTTTAAATGATATTGTGAGCGGAAAAAGCCAAAACCCAAGTAAGGCAAAGCGAATTGCTTTACATAATTTGAGAGATTATGCAGTCAACCGCCGCGCGCAGGATATTAAGAAAGCCAATGAAGATTATGAAAACAGAATGAAAATGGCTGAAATATTTTATGTAAATTAGAATTTTAGCGGAGGTAAGACATGGAACAGAAATGGATAACCGACAGATTGCCAGAATGTGAGGTGGAAGTCCTTATTTGTTATAAGTACAAGAACCGAGAAGAATCGCATATTACAACGGCAATATATGAAGACGGAACAATGTTGGAGAATGACAGCATATGGGATTGGGAAGATATTGATGGAGAATACGATGAGAATGAGGATTGTTACATTATACCTCAAGGTTGGTGGGAGTACAGACATTTCAATCCAGACGATGTATATAACAACCTTGTGGATGCCGAAGTCCTTGGATGGATGCCATTGCCGGAGAAAATTTAGAATTTATTGGAGGATGAAAAATGTTAAGTGTTGAAACAAAAGACGGACAGGTATCTATAACAAAAATGGAAGGAACAGAAAACAGATTGATTTCTGATATTGGTGCTATCGCTCATAAGACAATGCTTTTAATTGCAAATGACGGTGCAAAGTCTGCTGATGAAGTGTATTTAAAGTATGGAATATTAGCAAGGGAACTTGTTGATTACATTGAAGTTACTGTACATAGGGTTAATGAATTGAAAAAATAAACTTAGAATTTAGGAGGTAGAAATGAGAAAGATTCCAAAAGAGATAGTTGATAAAATTGAACAACGAAATGCACTTAATGAAGAAATTGCGGAGTGGTGTAAGGAAAACCTTGAACTGGATGGTATGAACTACGATTTTGCTGATATTACTGATTATCATACAGGTGGCGAGCAGGGCGGAGATGATTGTAAAGAATGGTGCGACCAGACATGCAAGGGAGAAGATTGGTACGAGGGAGATTATTATTGGGAAACTGAATACGAGGGTAAATATCTTCACATGGAGTTTACAATTTAAACTTAGAATTTAGGAGAAGATTGTATATGGAAAAAGAAAAAATAAAATGGCTGGAATGGAGTGGAAATGTTGAAGAATGGGGCAAGATAGAATGCCCGATGCTAGGAAATGAATGGGTAATGACGTATTACCCAAAAGGTACGCCTTGCTATTATTCTTACACTGCTCCTTTTATTGATGAAAGCGGAGACGTATGCTACTACAGATTTGACCATGACGAAGGATGCTGGGAGGAAGATGTTATTTATACCATATGTCAAAGTGAAGAGTATCAAGAGAGCATGATTTTTAAGATGTAAACTGAACATATTTAGAATTTATAGCAGGAGAAGATATGGGAAAATTAATTAATAAACAGGATACAATTGATAAAATAAAAAAAGAAACTCTTATAAATTATTCCGTTGCCGTAATGGCAGAGGTTGCGGAACGTGCTAAACAGGAAGATGCACCAATTTATGAAGGAGATAAGGAAGTTGACCAATGGGTGCGTTTATCAGATGTAGAAGAAGCAATTAATAAGTATTTAAACTGAACTTTAGGAGGTTAAGAACATGAGAAATTTGATTGACGCATTAAAAAGATTTGACAGTTTAGAAACAGTGATTGCAGAACTGGAAGTGTACGCTAAAGAAAGTGAAGCAGAAATTACGGTTGAGGATTTGGCGGATTATCTGAAAGATGAAGCTGATTATGCAAATGAATAATGTGTGGAAAACTGAACATGATAGAAGTATAAAAGGTATTGAATATAATAAAAGAACATTATATAATTTTCACACGAGGTGAAGATTATGTCAAATGAAAAAGAAATGAAAACATGTTTTGTAATAACACCGATTGGTGAAAATGGTTCTATAACTAGAAGAAAAATAGATGGACTTATAGATGAAGTGATCAGACCTGTATTAGAAAAATTAAATTATACCGTTATTGTGAGTCATAGAATAAATGATAGCGGAACAATGACGTCTACAATAATAGAAAAGGCATATAACAGTGATTTGGTTATTGCAAATCTTACTGGAAATAATCCTAATGTTATGTATGAAGTTGCTATAAGACATGCATCTGCAAAACCAATTATTCATATTACTGAAAATATATCTGAGTTACCATTTGATATCAATGACCAGAGAACCATTGAATATACAGATGATATGTCTGGTGCATTAGAATTAAAGGAACGACTTAAAGTTATGGTTGAAAGCATTAATTATAAAGAGTGTGTGAGTAATCCGGTTACGGAAGCTCTTTCTAAAAGAGATTTAGTAAATATTCCAGAAAAGGGGGATGTTCAATTAAATGATGTTTTAGCTGATATACAAAAAGATATTAGAAATATACAGAGGGAAATAAAGAGAACACAGCAATATGAAAAGCTTGTTAATATAAATACACATACGATTGAGCCGAGTGAAAAGAAGATAGGTGAGTTAGTGGGAAAAAATGTTTATTTGGGAGAAGCTAGGGCTGGAAGATTTGAGAGAGATAGTATGGGAAGATTAATGTATATAAAAGCTGATGAAGAATAAATATTTTAAGTCAAAAACTAGAGCCGTTGAGCCGAATGTATGAGACTGAAAAGTCTTGTATGTCCGGCTCTTTTTATTTTGGAGGAAAGATGTATAGGACACAAAGGAATTATGAAAATGTACAGCGAATGCTATTTAATGGAATTGGGGAGTATGACATACCACAAATAGAATCTATACAATTTAATAATGCAGAATTTATTGGATTTAATTATGCCAGAAATGCAAAAGAACCAGAGAACAAAGCAGTGCATTTCTTCTTGGATGATTACCAGTTTACCAGAGTATGGACAGAACCGGACAGATACATTCCAATGTTGCAGCGATTCAAGTACGTGCTGACACCGGATTTTAGCCTGTATACGGATTTCCCAAAGCCATTGCAAATCTATAACCATTATCGTAAGCACTGGATTGGTGCATATTGGCAGATGCATGGTATCAATGTGATTCCTACGATCTGTTGGAGTGATCAGAAATCATTTGAATGGTGTTTCGATGGAGAACCTACACAAAGTGTTGTTGCAGTATCTTCCGTTGGAACACAGAACAATAAGGAAAAGAAACAATGTTTTCTGGATGGCTATCATGAGATGGTGGAGCGGTTACAGCCTACACAGATTATCTTTTATGGCAGAGTACCAGATGAATGTAAGGAAAATATTATACACATAAAGCAGTTTAGTGAAAAATGGCATGAGGCGGAGGTATCACAATGGTAGTAAATTTACAATTTTTGGGTGGGCGTGGTAGTTCTAGTGGACTGGGTGGCAGCAGCGGAGACCAGAGAAGAAGCACACGCGGCAGACGCGGAGAAAGGAAAGACATTTAATGGGCGGCAGAGGAGCGAGTAGTGGGATAAGCGATAGCGGCAAACGATATGGAACTGAGTACAAGACCATTGCACAATTCGGAAATGTAAAAGTAGTCCGAGCCAATGATGGCGGAGCGAAGGCTCCGATGGAAACAATGACACCAGGGCGTGTATATGCTACAGTAGATAAATTCAACGACATTAAATATATCACATTTCATGATGCTGAAGGAGAAAGAGTGAAGCAAATTGATGTGAAAGGAAAGAAGCATAATGGAGCATTGCCACACACTCATAACGGATATGAACATGACGAATATGGAACATATCCAGGATTGTCTGGGAAAGACGAAAAGTTAGTAAATAATGTATTGCAGCAATGGGAACGCAAACGAAAGAAATTGAATTTATAAATGGGATATGGTATATTTAAGTTGCAAGGCTATAGTTCACAGAGGAGAATACCGCATAGCGGAGAGCCCGGTGCAATTCCGGGTAACTTGCATAAGGTAGAAGATAGTTTAGGCTGGCAGAACAGGTTGATAGACAAGGCATCGGTTCAATTCCGGTTGACTACCAAGAGGATGTACCATAACGGTATGTCCTTTTTATTTAAAAGTGCAGCAGTTGCACCGGTGCAACTTGTTGACTTGTATCAAAAAAGAAAATATAATATGTGTAACAGAGCCGATGAGCCAAATACATGGAGAAAAACCGTGTATTTGGCTCTTTTTTTATATTTTTTTTCGGAGGTGGCAGCAGGATGAATGCAAACAAAACGATTCAAAAATTGCAGATGGCAATATTGCAGCAGGGTTTAGCTGTTACCGTAAGCCGGAGACAATTTTTTTCAACAAAAACTCAACATTTTATAACAATTACAGCATTAAATATTAAAGTTCTTCACTTTTTTAAGAAAAAAGGAGAGTGGAAAGAGCAGAATTACGAGATTATGAGCAGTGCTTCCCAACTGGAAATTATTGAGTGCCTGCTGGAAATATATAAGGCAGTCAGTGGATGAAGAAAATAATGCCAAAACAAAAGAAATTCGCGGATTTTTACATTGAATGTGGAAACGCAACAGAAGCTGCAAAAAGGGCGGGATATTCAGAGAAAACCGCCTATTCTATTGGACAAAGGTTGTTGAAAAATGTTGAAACATCTGCCTATATAGCCAAAAGGCAGCAGGAGATTGAAAGTGAGAGGCTCTGTACACTGAAAGAAATACAAGAATTTAGAAGCCGTGTGATACGAGGAGAGGAGAAAGACGCCTTTGGTCTTGACATAGAAATATCTGATAGATTGAGTGCATGTAACCAACTCGAAAAAGCTTTGGTAATTGAAGAGATGGAGAAAGAGCGAAAGAGGCGCGAAGAGGAAGCTTTGAACAGGGGAACGTATCATACGGATCTGGATGTTGTGGCAGATACATTTCATTCAGTTGTGAGAGATATCAGGAAACATGGACATAGAGAATATGTTTTTGAAGGAGGACGAGGAAGTACCAAATCATCCTGTGGGACAATCATTCCTTATGAACTTATGGAAAATAATCATAATATCCATGCATTGGTGATCAGAAAGGTAAAAGACACATTGAGAGATTCTGTATATGCACAAATGCAGTGGTCATGCGATAAGCAGGCGGAGAACCCAATGTTTGACCGTGACAACTGGAAGTTTGGACTAAGCCCACTCGAAATAACATATACACCGACTGGACAGAAAATATATTTTCGAGGTGCGGATGATCCTGGAAAGATTAAATCTATCAAACCGCCATTCGGTTATATTGGAATTGTGATATTTGAGGAGTTAGACCAGTTCAGTGGACCAGAGGAAGTGAGAAATATAGAACAGTCGGCTATCCGTGGTGGTAATGATGCATATGTATTTAAGTTTTTCAATCCACCGAAGAGTAACAGTAATTGGGTTAATATCTACGTAAAGACACCAAAGGAGTCGATGTGCGTACACCATTCAACATATAAAGATGTGCCGCCGGAATGGCTGGGAAGAGATTTTATTGAAGAGGCAGAACACTTACGGGAGGTAAACCCGGATGCATATGAGCATGAATATATGGGCGTGGCGAATGGAAATGGAGGTATGGTGTTCGATTATTTGGAACTGAGAGAGATTACAGATGATGAGATTGCCAGAATGGATCGTATCTATCAGGGAGTAGACTGGGGATGGTTTCCTGATCCTTATGCATTTATCAGAAGTTACTATAATCCGGCGCAGGAAAAGATATATCTGATTGCGGAAAACGTAGTCAAAAAGACAAAGAACACACAGACAGGGCAGTGGATCATTGATCATGGATATGATGACTATGAAATTGTATGTGATAGTGCAGAGAAAAAATCTGTAGGAGACTATGTTGATATCGGGTTACCGGCAAGACCTGCAATTAAAGGACCGGGAAGCGTAGAGTATGGGATGAAATGGTTGCAGGGAAAGACGATTGTTATTGATCAGGCGAGAACACCTCACGCATATAAAGAATTTACAGAATATGAGTATGAGAGAGACAAAGATGGGAATGTGATCAGTGGGTATCCGGATGCTGATAACCACACGATAGATGCCGTGAGATATAGTTATGAACCACTGTGGCGTAGAAGTGAACATAAAGCTTAGGAGGATGAAATGGGAATTATACAGACACTTGGAATGTGGAAAGAGAGGATAATAAGAATGTTCAAAGGAAATATCAAAAATGAATTTGGTGTGACAGGAATTACTTCAAATGCAATGGAAGATGCAATAACAGATTGGATGGATGTATATCAGGGAAAAGCATCCTGGGTTGATCATACCAAAGGAATCAAGACAATTAAATTTGCAAAAGCTGTGTGCTCCGAGACAGCCAGACTGACCAATCTGGCACTGGGAATCACATTCGATGGCAGCAGGAAAGACTATATGACAGAATGGTGTGAAAGGGCGATCATGCCGAATCTGCGCCGTTGGGTAGAATATGGCTGTGCAAGCGGCACGATTATTATAAAACCAAACGGAGTGGGTGCTGACTTTGTGACACCGGACAGATTTGAAATTGTTGGGAAAGATGGAAATGGACTGATTGCCGGGATTATATTTGAAGATCGCTACAGAGAGAATGATAAATATTATACCAAGCAGGAATATCACAGATTTTTTGATGCAAAGGTCAATTATGGAGATGGTGATTACAAGAGTGTGAAATATTACCAGATTTCCAATAGGGCATATGTAAGCAGCAATTCAGGAGAACTTGGAAAAGAGATTGAATTAAGCCAGACAAAATGGAATACTTTACTGCCGGATGTATCAATTACAACAAAAAACGAAGTTGGCTTAAATGGGATGATGTTCGGGGTGCTTCGGATGCCGGCGGCCAATGACATAGATGTTGACAGTCCTTTGGGAATGGCAATCTATTCTGACGCGATGGAAGAATTAAAAGATTTGGATATTGCATACAGCAGAT